CTCTACGGATTCACTGAATAATATTATCGCATATTCTTTACCACCTGTCAAGTAAATCGGTTCGTCAAACTCAACAGCAGTTGCGCCAGTAGTCACTAGTGTATTCATTCCTTCGTTTTCACCTGAAATAGAATCATATGAAGTGACAGTAACATCATCGGAATTGACAAACACAACTGAGCCTGGAACGACCTGATTGGTAGGAACTCCATTCTCTACCGTACGAATCTCAACCTGTAGTGGAGCAGTACTATCCTTAGACTCCATGAATACGTCTAGCTGAGTTAGGAATATACCGTTAGGGTTTTCAATCTGGTCAACGAAGAATGTCTGCGCTAAAGGATCATTACGTCCTTCACTTCTGTAGATTCTTCTAGTAGTATCGATATTACCCTGAGCGGTATCTAAAGCACCTTGTGATGAATAGAACGCAGATGTAGATATAGTAGACTCAGCGTCATACAGACTTACGTCTAACAACTCAAACTTTTGAGTTCCTGTTCTAAACTTCAAAGATTCTGTATTAGGTAAGAAGAATGATCCGATTAGCTCACCCTTATTATCTGTCTGCAAGAGAGTTGGTCCACCTAAGTCTGCTGGATATCCTGATTCGTTTGCATACTCACTACCAAATTCTTGTGGATTATCCGCAAATCTTTGTGTGGTTGATTCCTGTCGAACCCAATCACTTACGTCTACACCGTCAAAGTATGCAAACATCTTAGTGTTAGGACGAAGTCCTTTGGCGACGAAGTTGATTCTACGAGAACGCATATACGGAATGATTTGCTGTCCACCAATAGTTTCACCAAGCAAGTCTTGTGCGTGAACCATATTTTCATATTTGTATTGATATTCAGCCAAAGGCATATGTAAGTTACTATTGAATGACGTTACACTACCGTCGATCCAATTATAACTACCGCCGTACCACAAATCTTCTTGAGTGTGATAAATGCTTTGTATTACCGGAGGCAAATCTCTAGATTCTCTCCACTCATCCGATGATGGAGACAATTCTAAATTACCGATATACGATACTACAGTATGAGGATTAACATTAATAAAACTAGTAGCAAGTTCCTGTTCGGTGAATTCGACTTCAACATATGGTAGGGTAACCAAATCACCCTTCTTGCTTATTACGGTATCAACGTTATCTGCGCTATATGATAGTCGTACTGAATTTTCACGAAAAGATGCCTGTAACAATCCACTTCTATCAACGGACGCTCTATAGTTCTCGTTATTAATGTCAGAGTAGTCGAATGTGCTAAAATTATCAGCGAAGAATCCTGACTTAACTCTTGACTGCCCTTGGTTATCAGTAATGACTAGGGACTGAGTATTAGTTTCCAAGAAACTCAATGCAGTCCTTTCATACAACTCATCCAAACGTCGTTCTAATTTTGCGATATCTTTCATAGTATATCGCTTGTTTGGAATATAAGCTGTCGAAACGTCAGATGCACTGAATGTGTAAGGGCTCAAAGTAAACGTATATAGCGACAGTGAACCTACTGGAATCTCTGGTTCCTTTGGAGTTATACTAGGAACCCCCTGTATAACCTGTAGTTCACCAAACCCAATGCTGCTGTTTACTGCGTTCGCAACTAGAACGTCAATACGAGGTAAGTAGTATTCTATATCATTGATAGTGATGGCAGATGCATTCTGAGGTAACTCTGCGACTACGTTGAATTCTCCGGTGTAACCAAATGTTCGGGAAGGTCGGAAGTCTAATACATCTCTTAAAGAGATGGACTGACCTGTCGCACTGGTATGGTTAGGGATATTTTCATAACTATCGTCTGCATAAGATGAAGCAGAGAAGAACGTGCTTCCGCTTGGTCCAGTATGTGTATAATGTGTGTATGTAACCTTTATCTCAGATTGGCCACCTGTAGGTAAAAGATATCCTGGCTTCAAGTACACGACAGCTTCGTCATAGAAGTTATCACGTTGACCGCCATCTAGATAAAACTGGTGAGTGATGTCTTCAGCAGCAGACCAATCTGTACCAGAACTATCTCTGAATAAAACCGATTGAAGAGAGATACCATCTACGGTATCTGTGAATACAGGACGTTTCTCCCAGTCTATCGATGGAAGAGTCTGTGTTTTTTCTGCAACCGTTATTGTTTTTGTGCGAGGTGTTGCGTTAGAGACCTCAACGTAATATGCAATATCATGATTTTTGTTTGGCCTCAGACCCGAATATACACCCGCCATACTTGGTACTGATTCTGGACCAGTTAGAATAGAGGTTTCGGACTCTGCGATTATCCAACGATTAGTTTCAACGCCAGACAAACTAATAACACCTTGACTATCAGACTGTATTCTAGTATATCTCTGTACAGTATAGTTTGCAGTAATCGAATCATCTTTTGGACTGGTTCTAGGTAGCGGGAACAGCAGACTATTGTTAGATGACTCATGTATTGTGCTATCTACTAATTGAATTCTTGGGCTACCAGCGCCTGGAATATTATCCTGTAATGATACTGCATCAGCAAAACTATGATATCCTGTACCACCTTGTATTGAAGACATACGAATATCAAAAATGTATAGTCGGTAACCAAATGAGTCGGATTGTATACCACGGACGTTACAGAAACCTATTACAGATCCGCCTGATGCTGCGTTGTAGATAGCCAAATATCCAAATACATCTAATCTACCGAAACCTTCAGATGAGGTTGGGTCGATATAAACATAGTTACCATATGCAACTGGTACTGGTTCGTTAAATGTCTGAAGAGTTTGTCTTGCTTTTGGTACGGTAATATCCGTTTGACCAAATTCTAATCGATAACCATCTACATATGCTATACCTTCAGAAACATCTAGATTTAAATTAGTGTTATCCAGAGGTTCGAATATCGCAGTAAACTTATCTACAACATAGTCACCAGACTCTTCTTTTGTTCTTCGTGCAAGCAGATCATTAACTCGACTGTATGCATCGAATGTACTTACCTCGCGTGTGATAACACCGTTAACAACACGTGCGACAAATATAAAGTTTTGACTTATATCTACTTGATCACGAGTAGTAGGTGTTAGTTTGATCTGATATCGATGAGCGCCTGGCGCAGTGATATCTGGAACTTCGCCTTGGTTATCATATAGATTAGTATCTTCGCTCTCATCTACGATTGATTCTTCAATCACAAAACCGATATCTGCCGTTGGTTCTGTGCTATACTTTGATAGGAAAGATTCTCCACCTTCCATGTAAACAAAGTGTCCCTGTACAAAGAACTCGCCTGGCGCAAAGTACGCTTTAGTGCCACGACCTGCTGCCGGAATTTCATCTTCACTGTCGTCGATTACAGTAAGAGTAGAATTATCTGGGCGAGTTAAAATGTCTCCTGATTCAACACGAGGTGCTTTCTCCGTGTCGGTTACATTTGAAGTATCTGTATATCTAACATAAAGAGTTGCTGGATCTTGATCTGGTACTGCACTATACACCTCAAGAACAATAAACTGTATAGTGCCGTTAGTTAGAGTCTCACCAACTAAACTAGGATCTATAACACTATTAGCATCAAGACGAATATATTCTATCCTATTATCAACTGTCGAACCACCTGGGCTGACTAGTGCACCTTCTGTAAATATGTTACGACCGAAACGTGCAATCTCTTCGTGTATTATTGTTTGTGATTCATTTAACTCACGTGCTTGAAGAGCCCTACCTGAATTATAGAGTACACGATAATAACCATCTTTCGGATCGTAAAAATCGCGGTAAGTTTCTCTGAACGTCTTATCTGTAAAATCTGCCATGATTTATCCTAAACGGTTATTACGATCTTAATATCTTCTTGTTGTTCTTCGTCGCGTCTGATTCTTGTTCTTGTCTCAATATATAGGACTTCACCAGAGAAGCGATCTATACCATTTACTGGAGACAATCCACCCGTTGCGATAACGCCCGCAACCTGACCTTCTTGAACTACGGCCTCATTTTCTTCAAACTCAACAAACCCCGTTGATTCATTTTGATGGTAATGAACAACGTTACCGTCGGACTGATCAACATATGCCTTGGCGGTACTAGTTCCGCCTGTTATAAGTTTTCCCGACACAAATGGTGAGGTATCTTCTAATGTTAATGTAGGTAATGCCTTTACCGAAGTTCCGGTGAACGGAGCAGATCCGTCTGGTAGTAAAGGTGATTTGATAAGACCCATTTCACGGAAAGTATTTTGTGTGATAAATGTTCCGTTGACATTACCGTCTGGTTTGATACCGGCTAGAATAGAACTTGTTTTCAAATCATCTATAGGGTTCTTACCCAAACCTTCTGAGGTAGTTACTACTGGTACTGCTGTACAGTTTTCGGTATCACCGTCGGTTATTGTAAGCGAAGCGTAAGTATATCCAGAACCGTAGTCAGTCATTTTAATTTCAGTAACCTTACCATCAACGTCAATAACGGCAGTAGCAGTTGCGCCTGATCCATCACCGACTACTGTGACTGTAGGTTCAGTTATGTAACCAAGACCCTGTGTGATTACTTTTGCACGAGTGACTTGACCACCTACAGCAGCAAGATGAACATCACGTTGTAGATCTTCGATTGAATCTCCACCGTGGTAATCTGGTTCCGTTTCTTGTATCGGAAAGTGATTGGATGATAAGAATTGATAGATGCGCTCTGGAGTTATGGAATATAAGAACTTCCATGTATATCCATCTCCAGTTTCAAAAACTTTGGTATGGTCCCATGTGTTGGTAGGATCTATTGAATCTAGAAGATCTTTATGGTAGCCGTAATTAGGCTCGACCATAGATTGCTTTGGACTACCGTCTATATTCTTACCGTAATCAATACAAACGTATACTTCTTTAGCATCGTTCAATACGTAAAATGGCGTCCATGGCTCTACGATATCCGAAGGAGTTGCGTCATCCCATCCAGTGTATATCGATCCCGATGACCAATTTACTCTCTTGGCAACGAATGTTGAACCCTCGATCTTCTTGATCGATTGTAGGTTATGTCGGAACTCTCTTTCATCACGTGGACAGTCTACAGGGTCTATAGTTGTTTCCGAATTCTCTGAAACTGGAAATTCGTCTGATTTACCGATACCAATATAGTAGCTGTCAGAAGATTGCATATCTATCAGCAGATCCTTCGCTAAGCTCCTACTTAATGTCTGTCTTACAATTGCTGCCATGTTCTTATCCTACGCATGTTAGAAATATTATTCTTATATTTATAACGTTTTTATGAGTCATTTAAAAATTTGTTTAACCATGATTCTTTTTGATGATGATTCATCAATAAGTCTTTGTATATTACCGGAAGTTCATATGCACTACTTCTCCACTGGGAGACATGTTTAAGTGCTTCGTCCTTCAGCGGCTGTAGATATTCTTCGTAACTATGAACCTTCTGAGCACTTCCTTCAGTCGTCCTATCGATACAATATAAGTCGCTTGACATTGATAGGAAGTAACACAGATTTCCCTTCTGGTGTTCTGCTAATAACTTGTAGGTGTATGCGTGATCTTCTCCGTTACCAATATCTTCGTTCATTTTTATTTGTGCAGACTTACGACTCTGCAACATAATGAAGTCAACCGACACTGGACGTTCATCAATAAACAAATGACTTTCTTGTGGTCCTAAGTTTTCGTGAGGAGCGCACATCGATGTTCCCCATACACTTGCAAAGTAAGTTTCATTAACTTGCCAGTAATGTCCCGAAACCAATTCCCAACTGCAAATAGAATCACATGGTACCACACCTAACACGTCAATACAAGGATAATGCTTATAATGATTCCACAGCGACTGTAAGTACGACGGATATAAAAAATCATCTCCATCGATCTGAGATACAAAATCACAGTCACTTTCTAGAAATACATCTAGACATGCATTCTTACCGCGGCCGGGTTTGCCATTACTTTCCGTATTGACTACACGGAATGGTAGATTAAGTGCGCATACATCTTCGTAGTATCCTTCATGAATACTATTTACAACGATCACCACTTCCCATTCGATTGGTTCAATTTTGATGACTTGTTGGGCAGATTTAACTAATCGTGCTAACTTAGGAATGTCGTTGGAAGTCAACAACGTTGTCATCAATTTCATTATTCTGCCTCAAAGAAGAATGTCTGAAATAATCTACCGTCGTATTGGTTTGAACCAAAGCCGGGAACTACACTGCGATGATAGTACATCGCATCATATAATACCAGTCGGTTGTAAATATTTTTAGATTCTGCAACAATGTCCCAGTCACCTTCAACCAACTGGAATTCATTAAAATCTACTGGACATGAATCTTCATGTTTCATAATTCCAGTCTGTCTATGTTTATAGATTGCAGTTCCGGAATCTAGAGGCGCGTCAGGCGTTAGATACACGACTCCCGCATAGGACATTTTATCGTGATGAATCCATGTCTTGCAGTTTTCGGTAGTGTATTGGAAGGAAGTGTTATAGTTGTCTAGTGGAAAGTATGTTATTGCTTTTCCTATGATCCCCTCTAAAGAGTTTTTCATAGAATCAACATATCCACCAGCATTGGTACATGGAGATGTTCTTAGGCCGGGATAGTTACCCGACACATTAAATTCTAGACTTAAAGCATAATCCCGAACTGAGTCGGGATCTGCATAAAAATTATCAATTACTGTAAACATAATATACCTGTATGTGGAACCCCCTTTCGGGGGTGTATTCAATTACGATATTTTACCAATCTTGACTCTTAGATTATTGCTATTGTCAAAGATATCAATACTGTTACTTGTGAACTCAATACGTTCATTGGGTGCTGTCCCTGTATTTAGTAGTCCACTCATATCCACAAATCCTTGGTTATTTGTCAACTCAGTAAAAGTGGAATTCGTCGTAGTATTTATTCTGTCAACTGTTGCCCTGTAAACACGACCAGTTCCAATATGCCAATAAACATCCCCAGCATATATAGTGTTCACTGTACGGAACTGTCTAATCATAGCTGATGCAGTTGAGTTAATGTTACTAGGTAGATTTGCGCTGGTATCAAACAATACTGCATTACCAAATCCGCCGACTGGACCCTGTGCACCTATTGAACCAGAAACTCCCTGTGGTCCCTGATCTCCAATAGCACCTTGAGCACCTTGGTCACCCTGCGCTCCAGTTTCACCTTGGGCACCTTTATTACCTACAGATCCTTGAGCACCTTTATTACCTACCCCACCTTGAGGGCCTTGGTCACCTTGTGGTCCATCCTCACCTTGGGCACCTTTATTACCTACAGATCCTTGAGCACCTTTATTACCTACGGCACCTTGAGCACCTTGGTCACCTACAGATCCTTGAGCACCTTTATTACCTACCCCACCTTGAGGGCCTTGGTCACCTTGAGGACCATCTTCACCCTGAGCACCTTTATTACCTACGGCACCCTGAGCACCTTTATTACCTACGGCACCTTGAGCACCTTGGTCACCTACAGCACCCTGATTACCTACTAGACCTTGAGCACCTTGGTAACCAACTGCTCCCTGACCACCTTGTTCACCCTGATTACCTACTAGACCTTGAGCACCTTGGTAGCCTACGGGACCTTGACCACCTTGTTCACCTTGTGGTCCGACTAGACCTTGAGCACCTTGGAATCCAACCGCACCTTGGGCACCCTGCTCACCTTGTGGTCCGACTAGACCTTGAGCACCCTGATAACCAACTGCTCCCTGACCACCCTGTTCACCCTGTGGTCCGACTAGACCCTGTGCACCTTGGAAACCAACTGCACCCTGTGCACCCTGCTCACCTTGTGGTCCGACTAGACCTTGAGCACCTTGGTAACCAACTTCACCTTGGCCTCCCTGCTCACCTTGAGGACCAACTAGACCCTGTGCACCTCTGAATCCGACCGGACCTTGTTCGCCCTGTTCTCCTTGATTACCTACTAGTCCCTGTGCACCTTGGAAACCAACTGCACCCTGTGCACCCTGCTCACCTTGTGGTCCGACTAGACCTTGAGCACCTTGGAATCCAACTTCACCCTGAGAACCTTGTTCTCCTTGTGGTCCAACTAGACCCTGTGCGCCTCTGAATCCGACCGGACCTTGACCGCCTTGTTCACCTTGATTACCAACTAGACCCTGTGCCCCTTGGAATCCAACTTCACCTTGGGAACCTTGTTCACCCTGTGGTCCGACTAGACCCTGTGCACCTTGGAAACCTACAGCACCCTGACCACCCTGTTCTCCTTGAGGACCTACTAAACCTTGAGCTCCACGCTCGCCTTGATTTCCTTTATCCCCTTGTTCTCCTTGGTTACCTACTAGACCTTGAGCACCTTGAACACCGACAGCACCTTGGGAACCTTGCTCACCCTGTGGTCCAACTAGACCTTGAGCACCTTGGAAACCAACTGCGCCTTGAGCACCTTGCTCTCCTTGATTACCTACTAGACCCTGTGCACCTTGGAAACCTACAGCACCTTGCGGTCCAGTGTCACCTTGAGCACCAGAATCACCTTGAGCACCCTGATCACCTACAGCACCTTGATTACCTACTAGACCCTGTGCACCCGCATTACCCTGCGCACCAGTATCACCTTGAGCACCCTGATCACCTACAGCACCTTGATTACCTACTAGACCCTGTGCACCTTGGAAACCTACAGCACCCTGTGCACCAGCTTGACCCTGTGCACCCGCACTACCCTGAGAACCAACTGTACCTTGCGGTCCTACAATACCCTGTGCGCCAGTTTCACCTTGTGCACCAGTATCACCTTCAGCACCTTGTGGACCTGCGTCACCTGTAGCACCTTGTGGACCTATCGGGCCTGGGGTTGTACCTGCTGGTCCTTGAGGACCCGCATCGCCAGGCAATCCTTGTGGACCTACTGGGCCTGGCGTAGTTCCTGCTGGACCTTTAGGGCCTGGATCACCAGTAAGACCTTGACCACCCTGCGCTCCAGTTTCACCAGTTGCACCTTTTTCTCCTGTGGCTCCAGTTTCACCTTGTGCACCAGTGTCTCCGACTGCACCTTGAGGACCAACTAGACCCTGTGCACCAGTGTCTCCCTGAGCACCTTTATCACCAACGTTACCTTGAACGCCAACAGAACCTTGAAAACCTTGACTACCTTGGACACCTTTATCACCAACGTTTCCTTGTAGACCCTGCTCTCCTTGTTCTCCCTTATCGCCTTGAGAACCTTTGTCTCCGACGTTGCCCTGAATACCAGCAGATCCCTGTGGGCCCGCTTCACCCTGAGCACCTTTATCTCCTACTTCACCCTGTACGCCGGTAGAACCTTGTGGTCCATCTTCACCTTGTGCACCACGAACACCGACATTACCTTGAACACCGACAGTACCCTGTGATCCTTGAACACCCTGTCCACCCAATGGACCGACGTTACCTTGAAGTCCAGTAGACCCTTGAGCACCAGCTTCTCCTTGTGCTCCTATCTCACCGACATTACCTTGAACACCCTGTGGACCAACCGTACCCGGCGAACCTTGAGGACCCAATAGACCAACATTACCTTGAATACCTTGGAAGCCCTGTGGTCCCCGATCACCCTGAGCACCTAATGGACCAACATTACCTTGGATGCCCTGTTCACCTATAGCACCTTGTCCACCCTGTGGTCCTAGAGGTCCAACGTTTCCTTGAACACCTTGTTCACCTTGAGAACCCTGAATGCCCTGAGCACCTAATGGACCAACATTACCTTGGACACCTTGTTCACCTTGTGCGCCGGCCTCACCTTGAGGACCCAATGGACCAACGTTACCTTGGACACCTTGTTCCCCTTGTGCGCCTTGCTGACCTTGTGCACCTAATGGTCCAACGTTTCCTTGAACACCTTGTTCTCCTTGTGCTCCTTGTTCCCCTTGAGCACCCAGTTCACCGACATTACCTTGGACACCTTGCTCACCTTGAGAACCCTGAATACCCTGAGCACCCAATGGTCCAACGTTACCCTGAACACCTTGTTCTCCTTGAGCACCCCGCTCTCCTTGAGGACCTAGTTCACCGACGTTACCTTGAACGCCTTGGAAACCCTGAGCACCTCGTTCTCCTTGTGCACCCAGTTCACCAACGTTACCTTGGACACCTTGTTCTCCTTGTGCGCCCCGTTCTCCTTGTGGTCCTAGTTCACCGACATTACCTTGGACACCTTGCTCACCTTGAGCACCCTGCTCTCCTTGGGGTCCTAGTTCACCAACGTTACCCTGAACACCTTGGAAACCCTGAGCACCAACATTACCTTGTGGTCCTATAGGTCCAACAGTACCCTGCCATCCTAGAGATCCTTGTGGACCTATCGGGCCTGGATCACCTTGCGGACCTTTCTCACCAATATCAGTATTGTCAATTAGTGTGTTGATGTCAGAAATTTGTTGATCAAGTGTACTGATCAATCCTTCGTTCTGAGTTACCCGTGTGCCTAAAGCATTTACGGTAGCACTATTACCAATAGCATCACTTAGGTCTGCACTTCCGATTGCTTTGCTTACAGAGCTGTCAACGATATCACTAAGATCTCCTATAGAAATATCACCATCACCTGACAGCGTGGTTAGATCATAAAGTTCTTGGAAGTTTGCATTAATTTTTTCACTGGCTTCACGGAGAGTATCTCCCTTTCCGTCGTTGGCAGCTCCGCCTGTGTCTAGAATTCTTCTTGTCATTTTGGATTCCGTTATTAGTGGTCTGATGCGTCTAAAGTTTCATAATCTTGAGATAGGTCTAAACCTTCATCATCCAATGTTGGGGATTTCACGCCTGCCCATTCTGCGACTGTGGTGAAATCATCTACCAACTGCTGTAAAGAAATGTCATCATATTTGTCTAGTGTTTCTAAAGAACTCACGACAATACCTGTAGCAGTGTCTTTCTGATCCTGAGTTCGTTTATCAATATCGTCATTCTCTTCCATAGTAAGTAGAGAATATCTTGCTTGTACATGTGAACCCATCTGTCTAGTCTGGAGTTCGATAGCATAGTTAGGTACTTCTAGAGGATCTGTAACTTCTCCCGCTTCAAGACCAACCTCAGCAGAACTCTGAGTGACGGTCTCCACTGCAAGATAGAATCCTGCTGGATGTACCAGTTTTTTATATAATGTTTCAAAATCTAATAACGATAGACCTGTTCTCAAAAGAACTGAGAATATTTGATATCGTCTATCGTCTTGAATGTAGTGTAGTGACTGAGGTCCAATCAATGAACCGCCAGGTTTATCATTCAGAATAAAGATGTCTCTCTTAGGATAAGACACCTCAACGTCTTCATTGAAGAATGCCTTGAAAAACTGTTCGGTTGATATTTGTGTTCCTTTTGCTCGATATAAGTCCGCAAGTAATCTTGTCATTAATCGCGGATTCTTATAGAACGAAGCAGATTCTAATCCATCGCTGAGCTCAGCAATTAATAGATCCAAATATCGCAGATCTGTTGATGCAATGTTTCTTATGTTGAACAGTCTTTGAATTTGTTCGTCAAAAGAAATAGATCCGTCTTCACCCGTATATTTATAATAAGTCTCTAGAAAAGAAACTAGTTTAGGATATTCTGTCTGATAAAACTCAGGTAGAATACTCTTTACTTGATTCTGGTGGAATTTAGGATTAATCCTATATTGATTCTCTAGAAATTCGGACATTATAATAAGACCTTAGTAGACCCTTGCTCTGTATTACCAATTACTGTAGATCCACTTGAGTCTAGTTTTATGATGTAGTTCCTCAACGGGGATATTGTACTCTGGTTTGCTGGAGTTGCAGATATCTTTAATCCGCTGCTCAAGTAACCATCAACATCAATACGAAGGGCTCTGAGATTCACTGTACCTTTCGCTGCATCATAGAAACCCGCATTGCTTAATTTGACATCTCCGTTGACATCGAACAATTGTAATCGAGTAGACCCCAGTTCATTTCTAACGAATACGTTTTTATCATACCACTTAAACATAGACGACTGAATAATATGATCGTCTTTATCTGGCGAAGCGATAACGACTGGGTAGTTTATTGTAAAGTCTTTTTCCAAAAAAGTCAAGTCTTCTGACTGAGGATCTAGTGCTTTTCTAGCAACATTTAAATCAGTAACTATAGAATCGATGTCCAATCGTTGTTGAACTTTGACTTCCATCTTAGAGTTTAGGATTGCGTTGGAGTGATTGTCTATCAGAGTTAATAGATTAGATCGTCTGAATGATGAATCAAATGAACTCAATGTCAAATTTGTATATTCAGTAATAATAGATTCGACCGCAACCTCTAATTGTGAGGCAGAAATATTCTTGACTGGATCAACATTGAATCTAGTAATCAGTTCCAAATATGTAATTTCGGGATTGACAAATTCTGTATCTATAGACATAATAGATAAGTTGGATGTCAACTGACTACGTATCAAGTTCTCTATTGTAGTTTTGGATTCTTCGTTTATACCGTCAGCGAAATTTAAACTAACAAAAACTTTACCATATTGTGGGGGTATGTTATCATTACCACCCCATGTTGAAACATCTCTTAAATAACTACCATACTTACTCATGATCATACCAGTGTAATCGTCAGCAGTAACCAAACGGTTTTGTGCAGAGAATGCCAGAGGCGCGTTCATCTTGATCTGAGAAATAGACTCACGGGAAGAACCTCCCGCTGATGCAGATACCAAAGATATATTAGTTGAGTAGTCTTCTCCCGTATATTCATTCAGGTTGAATTCAGAACCACCATTTCCCTCTACCCCAGAGGTAGAGATATACTCGATTGAAATTATATTACCTGCTTGTGGTCGCTGACCAAGCACATTACCGTCACCGAACAAGACTTCATAAAAACCATTCATTGCTTCGCGTACGATATAAACACGAGATTGATCGGTAATCGTCGCAACTTCTTTTATATTGAAATAATTATTAGACTCGCTTGTGTTTCCGTTAGGGAATACAGATATCGACATAGTAGAAACATCTATATTATTATCTGATATGACATATGGTACATCTATATTACTATCGGCCAAGAAAGTTTTTGTCTTGACTTTTCCTTCTACTAGTGTTACATTAGGAAATACAAACTTACCTGTGGTATCATTAATCGCTTCATATGTTTGTAGTGTAAAAAACTCATAGTTAGTTTCGTCGATCGTGACGAAGAACTTGGACCCTGCATTTAGTGGTAGAGATGCAGGTGCATTATTCAATACTGTTATTTCTACATCTACCACCGCACGAGCTGCAGTCATCGATGTAGGGAAATACCCTAGACTCTCTGCGTGAGATACAACAGATGAACGTAATTGAGATGTGCTCAAGAACGATTCATTGATTGACATGTTTGCAATAAGACCATTGATGTGTGTATTGTATGCCAACACATCCATAATATTAGACAGTCCACTTGCCTCAAAGTCATAATCTGCAAACTCATCACTTTGCTTGAAGTACGTCTTTAGTTTAGACTTGATATCATAGAAATCTAAGTCGGATGAATTAATAGTCATTTATCTTGTCCTTGCAATAGTTAGTCCTAGAGTTACTCGTTTAGTAGATCCTATAACATCAAATACAATAACCACATTAGCGGTATTGTAATCTTCTTTGATGGTAACTTTCACGTCTACTAATTTTGCTCTAGGTTCATGTGCTTCAATCGTTTGTCGTACTCTGTTCTCAATATCGGATGGTTCTAGATCGGTTGATAGAGAGAATAGAAAAGTTTCCAAACCTCCACCATAATACGGACGAAAAGGTGTCTTACCTCTTTCTGTCATTAATAAGTTTTTAACTGATTGTTTGACTGCTGCAGCATCGGTGACCTTATAGATGTCACCTGTAGAAGGTTTTGCGGTAAAACTAGTATCGATATCTTTGTTGATGCGCTTAATCGATGTAGTGATCGGAGCGTTATATAGATTACCGTCTTCTATTGAAAAATTCTTTGCCATTAGTCTATCAACTCTTTTTGTACTATTTATACAGAAATTGCAACATCGATTGAAGGCAATTCAGGTAAAGTTATATCGAATGAAGTTGGGACACCTATCATACCAAGAACGTCACATAAAGTCAAGTCAATAAAATCAAATATAGCACCTAATCCTATAGCATTGAAAAACTTCTTAACAATCTTAACCCAATCGAATAGTAGTCCTTTCTTTGCGTTCTCGAACCAATCCCTAGCCGCAGTAGTCAATTGATGTATTTCATCTTCTATACAGATAGTTTTCTTATCAATATCACCCCCGAACACATCCTTTAATGCTATGTTGAATGGTGCGGGAAATGGTAGCGCAAGTTCAGTTATCTGTGATAACATGTCATCTTTGATTTTAGTGATCTCTGCATCCATGTCAAAGTTCTCTATATCCGATTGTAGTTGTTCTGCCTGATCCTCTATGCGTTTTATTTCACGCTCTGCTTTTGCCTTTGCCGCTTCTACCTGAGCACGTATCCATGCGGCAATATCAAAGTCTAACAACATAGGTAAAGGGGGTAGACCTAGCGCGTCCCATATCGTTTTGAACTTACCGATTAGTTTATCGAACAGTTCAAATAATGATCCGGTAACAAACGCCATGATCTCGTTCTTGATGTATGACCATGTAAGTTTTGCCTTCCACTCACCACATTCCACACCAAACTCACCGTTGAAGTATTGGTACTCGGCTGGAACTAAGCTATAAAAGGTATCAACGATTTGATTCTTCGTTTCCTGTAGCGTATCCATCGCAGAGTCATAGGCATCTTGTTCTAACTTACCACTTTCGAAATCATCCTTCAGTTGTTGTAGACTTGCGCGGAACCCTTCGGTGTCTCCACTAATCTGTGCCTTGAGTCTCTCTTGTTCTTCAGCGGTAGATATTTTCAAAACATCTATGGATAGTCCAAGTATAGGCACAGTAAATGTCACTGGTATGATTGCACTGATAAGTTCCATGATCTTCATGGGAATGAATATATGGTAGTCCTGTATGAGTTCAGTGAATGCGTCTTCCGCTTCCTTTTCCCAATCTCGTACCTGACCTTTCTGCCACCACGGGGCTAGTAGATCACCAACTCCCTCTATCGTATCGGTAATCTCTTTTATCTGATCTTCTATTTCTTTCTGAATCTCCAGACCAATGTCCATTGATTCTAGTTTCTCAATCTCTGCGTCTAGTTGCGCACGTGCGTCACCCTCAGCCTCTCTCGCTTGACGTTTGAGATCTTCTATTTGGTCTAGTGCCTCTGTCTTCTGTGCTTCCAGTTGGGACTGTGCGTCCACTAGCATACTCTCCAAGTCCGACGGGATCTTAGAGATCTGATTCATCATATTAACATAATCTGCTTTAGTGGGTAGGTTCCCACCACCACAAGGTAAACTAGTCATGAGTTTATTTTAACAACAGTTCCGGATAAGGATATTTTATCGGACGCCCGTACTGTTACATTCTTTGCAGAAATCTTCGCGTCACCTGTGACAATTATATTACAATCACCTTTAATAGTTATATTAGCGTCCTTATCTCCTCTGATCTCTATATCACCCTTGACCCGTAGAACGTCATTCTCCTGTATGGTGGTATCACGACTACCGTCGTCTTGCATCTCATAGTATGTACCTGACCTATGTTCTTCACGGATACGCCCATTTGAAGAATCGTCATATTCTTTAAAGTGGCCTGTCTCAGTCTCATAGACTTTATTGTACGGATATGCATTCAACGCCTTCTCGTTTGTGTCATCTTCTTTCGGAATCGACCCCACAACCAACGGCAACTGAGAGTTCTGACCATCCAAGAAGATACCAAAAACCTGAGTACCCACTAACATACCAAGATTCTGTCCTTTACCTTCATGTATTGCTGTTGTAACCGGAATGATCACTTGTGCCCAAGGTAAATCTTTATCCTTGATCTCATCGTATACACCGTGCACTTTGACCTTAACACGTCCTAGTTTCAGTGGATCAAAGATATCGACCACGGTACCTAGGAACCATCGTGTATGGTCGCCATAATACTCAACAAAACTTTTAGGTATCATAACAATTCTCCATTAGATAGTTTCATAGCAGATAGAGTTAGTGTATATGTTCTTGGGGATATTGTATGTTTACATGCGAAGATTAAAAAATCACCCGACTTCTTTCTATCATATATTCTGTCTTTTTGCTCAGTGTTGGTATTACGTAAAAACCGTATATCGATCTTGTTACCGATAGTCTTGTTCGCGTTTCCGTCTAGGAATTCAACACCGTCAACGATTATGTCTATCTTATTATTAGTCAACATATACGCCATTGATCGATTGACGATATTAAGTTTATACTGTCCACTGGTTTCACTTTCCATGTAAGACTTTTGTGTATCGTATGCGTTTGTACCGCCTATCTGTGTGATCTTTCTGCTAGTAATATCACCCTTCGTATCATCTAGCCTAGAACTATCAAATATAGGAGTACCCTTATCAACAATTTTATCTTGTCTTAATAACTTAACGACTTCATTATCGATATTAAAATCGAAGTCTACAACCTTATTCTTAGTTACATCTACATAAGAATACTTGGACCCTACCATACCTTCGCGAATCAATCCAAATATATTGTTGGTGTTCTTAGATTGATGTCTCATTATTGTTCTATTGCGAGCGACTGTAGGTTGTTCATCATTACCAGATGCGCTTTCTGAAAAGGTGAAAGGCATATCTGGAT